GGATGATTTATTGTTATAGAAAAATCTCTATCAGGATTAGAGTATGGATGTACTATTGTGAATAAATTATCTGTCACTTTTCTTTCAACATTTTCTGCAATTCAGCAGTACTCCCCACAAACAATGCATTTGTCACATTCTTTGGTGCGTTGTTAGGAACCTCTTTAAGTTTTCTCATTTTCTCTTGAAGGTCACCAAGTTTTTCAGTAACCTCTGCAACCTGTTTAATAAGGTTTCCGGCAACTTCGTATGCTCGTGGATGGTCCGATTCTTTGGCGAGTTCCAGTATTCCTTCCACTGCATCCGTTCCTCTTTCGACCAAATTGTAAAAGTTTTGTCGTTGGTATTCATAATCTCTCTCCACATGTTCATTCGCATCACCCCAATCTTCTTGAGGTAATGGCATCACTTCTTGTTTTTTATTATCAGTTGAAATTTCTTCTACTATGCCTAATGCTTTATCAATTGTGTTATTCATCTTCGCCTGTCACTGGGTTAAAGTTTTTCGCATCCGTAAAGAATGATGTAGTTTCGTTAAATCCAAAATCATCATCTGCATCAGCACTGGATGGGTTTGGTGTAACGGTAAGTCTCTGTTCTCTCTTTGGTGATTTGTCTGGTAAATCAGCAAACTGGTCAGCTTGAACTGTTCTAATAATATTACTGGAAGTAACAGGACCATATAGATAGAATTTGCATGTAAAGTTCATTGTATATATCAATGCTCTTCTTTGTTCAAAATCTCCCTCATAACTATCCTCATAAGATATACCATTTAGAATAATTGGGACATCTCTTTTGATGCCCATGTCTGCCATATCGTTAACGGTGATCGTATAGTCAGGTTGGAAGTAAGGAAGAATTTGTTCTACAATTTGTAATGCATCATCTGATTGTTTTGCCAAAATATACAATACAACATCCAAGTTGTAAGGCACTGGCATATACTGGGTATCAATTGATCTTGTATTATTTCCTGCATTAACCTTTTTAAATTTTTGCACTCGATTTAGTTTTCTAGTGGCATCATAAGTAAGGTTTTGAATTTCAAAACCAATTCGTGGTAAAGTCACAGCCACCTTACTTGATAGATCAGCATCAGACCTGAGACGAACCAAAAACTTTTCTCTTGGACCATAAGCAAGAGGAACCTTCATAGATTGAGTGATATTTCCAGAGCTATCCTTACGAACTAATTGAACATTATTAAATGTTGTTCCGAATGCCACAATTATTTTTCGTATTGTTTCATGATAGAATTGTTGACCCAACATTATGAACTACTCCCTACATCTCCAAATGGATTTAACTCTGAGAAATCTAACACAGAATCATCAGCAACATCAAACAACTCATTCTGTGCCGAGGTGTCCACATTACCATCATCAGCCGTGCTTCCATCACCTATTATATAGTCTTCCTGTAATAAGAACTCTCCTGTCTCTGAAAGGAGAACACCGGCAGATGTTGTCATGTCACTGGTTTCTAGGGCAACTATTTCATCACCATCTGTATCATCAGCATTTTCGTGTACAATTCTACCAATCTCATTCTCTAAGAATAGTGCGTCAATTGAAGCAGAATCTTGTTCCATTGTAAACTGCAACGCAAGAGTATCAACTGACAGACTATCTTCAATCGCATCAATCGCAGAAATATCTGTATCCAGCACCTCTGAACTATAATCAAAGAGGCGACAACGCATCTTGTAAACTGGATTATTATCTAACTGAAAATATGGCTCATCGTGGTCTACAAAGTTGATTTGGAATATCTTTGAGAGAACTGGATGATATATTAAATCTCCCTCTAATGGTCTATCAGAATCAGTTGCTGTTGCTTCTGAAATGATATACCCGCTTTCAAATGATGCGGAGGCTTCTACTGTGGCGCTATCCAAAGTTCCATCTTCTAACAATATAGAACCACTAAGAGTATCTGTGCCACTCTCTATTGTAATCTGTTTAGTCAACTCTTGAAATCTAGTTTTAGCAACAACAAATGTTGCCTCACTCAAGTTCTGTAGACCAAACTGATTCATAAGTTCTTTTTCACCACCAAATCCAGCTTCACTATTTTCCATATACATTTCAATCTTTGCTTGAGTATTAAATTTAGCAAGACTATCTGTTCCAAGAATCGTATCCTCATTTACGAGTGTTCGATCTAGGTAAAAAACATCATGGCCATGTATCTGAATAGATTCAATAACCAAATCTCTGTACAGATTTTGTTCTGTTGTTAGGGCTGTGACATTACTTGTGTGAAATGCTGAATTGACTGCCATGAGTTATCCTATCATATAATCAAGTGGTAACTCGTAAGCTAGTTGAATCTGTTCTTCCAATCTAATAATTTCCTCTTGTGCCTGTTGAAATATTGTATCCCCGTTCATGGTTACACCACCTAACATAGTAACACCAGAAAACTTACTAAGGTTTGCTCCCCACTGTCTTTTAATCAGTGCAGTGGCATATCTCTTTAAATAGATATCATCAAATATATCTGTATAGGATGTTGGGTCAAGTTTTCTGTATGCTTCAATAACAATATAGTCTTGATCAGCGGTTACATCGTTTTCCCAATCCATATCAATATACAAACGGTTTTGATGCTGATTAAATCTTATGGGTGTTTCTCCAACTAAGACATGCTCCAAATAATCGAGATGTTTCATTGTCATGTCATAGTGAATGACCGACTGTGAAGAGAAGTCATACAAGTCGTTCAATCTTAACTGATAACGAACATCGAACATGTTAGCATTTCCAGCTGTGTTAGTAAAAGGAAAAACTTGAATAACTGATACTACTGAGTCTGGCACAGGAATCCAGTTCTTGCCCTCTAACCAATCAGCGGTTAGGGTGCTATCAAGTTTATCTGTAGCAGTTACAGTTGTGTTTGATCTTGCTCTTGTAACATCGTCAGTTGTGATTAAATGCTTCAAATACATTCTTTCAACACCATCATAGTGATATTGTGAAAAATATTGCAATGCTTCATCTATACGATCATCTGCTTGGTCATCAGACACATTAATATCAATAACACCGAATCCAAGATTTCTCAGACAGTATGATTTAAATGTAGCTTTTGTTGTTGGTATAGCCATTACTTGTCTACCAATTGTTGCAAGAGATTTTTGATTTCATGCATCTCTGATTTTAAAGTATTTATCTCTCTGGTTGCGTTTCTAATTGTGTCTCTCTGTTCTTCTTCTTCTAATAGTTTTCTCTTTGCATTCTCTGACCTTTTCTTAGCCAGTTCATATGCACCTTTATTACGATTGATTATGGCGTGAGAATTCATATCTCTCACTAAATCTGTTTCTCCTTCAACCTTTCTGTGATTATCACTCATTATGTTGCCAATGCTATTGCTCTTAAATCTTTAATTCTTGGTGGTTGAGACATATTAGTTCCTTGCATTACAATCTTAATAGAGAACGAAATAAATTCCTCTAATTCAGTTCCAATACCGTCATCAGTAACACCAGCACTAAACACATACTCTTGGAAGTCATCTCTATCCAAAGATGGATTAACAAATTCATCTGCACTACCATCAGTATTGAAAAACTCATAATCCAAGTCATCAAAGTCAACCGAGTCTTGAGCGCCCAATGTCTTAAAGAGAACCTTGATTTCAGATGTTGCTGGTCTATGAGCAGTCAAAAGAACTTTAATCGCAGTTGCTGGGTTATCTAATATAACTTTTTTGGTCACATAGATTGCAGCGTTATTATCACCCTCTGGTTCTGTTGATGCAACAAATGTCAGATTTGATGCAAGGTCAGATGAAGAGTCAATATTATTAATTCTGTTCGCAACTGAAACCCAAGAGCTTCTTTTCAGATCAATAACGGGAGACAGGTTTGGTTTACTACTAGATAATGTCAAATCTGTTTGATAAGATTTAGCACCACTCATTTCATTTGTTTCATTTATCTCTGATGCAATCATAAATGTATCATCAAATTCTGTATTATCATTTATTGCAATACCTAATGCATTTGCAGCACTGGTTTTAGTAAATGAAGTTTCAGTACCAGAAATACTAGTGGCACTTGTTGGTCTGATTGTACCTACAATTTGAGTATCTTCTGGCTCCAGTGTGCTTACTTGCGTAAATCCAGTATTGATAATATGGTTTTCTGTTGCAGTTACAGATGCACCACCGTTTTCAGCACTGGTTCCAGAACCACCATCAAATGCTGGGCTACTTGTAAGAGTGACACTATATGAATCCAAATCAATGTTTGCGATTGATGTGTGTGTCTTATTTATTTGTGATAATGGAACTTTATGTAGTTGGAAAAACTCTACTGTTGCACCAGCTGAATGTGCAGCAGCAGTTGTCCCTTCTTGAGCCCTAACCAAACTAGTCACAGAAGTTGTGGATATAGTTTCGTAGTACATAATTTCATCATCAATCTTAATATAAAAACGAGGCGTTGAGTCTGCGGTTCTAGAAAACTTACCAGTAGTATTGCCAAAGTTTGTTCCACTTGTCAATGTCAAACTTGTTGCAGTTGATGTTATCGCAGCACTCAAGGTTGTCGATAATCCAGAACTTACTCCAGCAATTGTAACATTGTTTGATGTGTTATACATACCATGATCTTTGTGAATCACTTTTAATGCGGTATCACCATGAGTAAATGTTAGTGGATTAGCTTTTAACCTTTTACTTGGAAGAGTATTATTTTCTAATGTAACAGTTCCATTACTACTAGTATCAAAAACTGCTCTTTTAAGTCTAAATTTCATATCCTCTTGGGGAGATATTGCCCAAGCACTATTATTGTGAGACTTAAACAATGCCCCCTTGTGTGGTTGCTTTGAAAGTGTTGGACCTCCACCGACAGGAGTTTCACCCATTAATGATATCCAGACTTTATACTCTGGAGTATTAGTTAGTAGAGCAATAGCATATTCTTCGTCTTGTCTAACAAAAACTGGAGCAGGGAATGTAAATGTAGTTGGAGTCTCTGCTGTAATGTCAGGAATAACATCAGCAGCTTGTTTAACTACTCTCCCGAAAGGTAATACTTGTTTCGATGGATACCCATTAAATGTGCTTCTAATCTCCAATGATACTGGAATGTTTTCATCTTTAGCAGAAAAGAAAATGTCTACAGATGTTAAGAAACACCCACCTTCAACATCATCTTGATTATTACCAGTGCTAGCGCTATCAGTTGGTGTAACCGTAAAAGTCATTGCTAATGGATCACCGCCATCGTCACCACCATCCTCTGCTTGACCCCTCTGTGGAGGTCTTCTATTTTGAGGTGGAGGTGGTGGAGGTGGCCTTAATCTAAATACAACATCTTGTTGTTGCTCGAATAAACCTTTAGCTTGGAAGTATGCATTACCTGATGTTTCTGGATCAGTTGTTCTAACATCTGTAGGACTAGAGGTTAATCTAAATTCAACTTCACCAGTTGAAAACTGTGGATTTCCTGTTATAGTTGGGTCAGGAATATCGAAGAAACCTTCGACATGTCCGGCAGCAGTTGTGATAAGTGAACTACCAGCTGGCGCAGTTGTCTGTCCCTCACCAGCAGCCTCACTTGTAAATTCATTTGTCATAGTTACAAATGAACTTACCTCTGTTTTATCGAAAAATGTATATAATCTTGTGTTAGGTCTAAATCCATCACCAGTAAATTTAATTTGTTGCGCTCTTATGAAAGGACGAACACCTCTAGTGATAACTCTTCCCCCATTACTAATTCTTTCCATATTTGCAATTGCTAATGTGGTTGGGGCTTCTCCTTGATTTCTTGCAACTTCAATTGAACGAGAAAATCTATTTTGACTGCCTTGGTCATCGGGCCGAACTTGATTTACTTCAACAACACCAGCCCATTGAGACTGCCAAGAATTCCACATCGAACCTAAAACATTGTCAGGTATTGCAGCAGCAAAATCAAAATCATGTGCAACACTAATGACAATTGCTGGTCTAACTTCAGTCTCAAACCAATCATCTCCAAAGGGGTCAAGTTCAATTGTTCCTTCCCAAGAAGAAAGCAAAAGAGGCGTAATTCTTTCAACTCTGGTTGCAACCAATTGTTCAGTCAAAACTTCTTCAGTATAGGGCAAAGTAACAATGTCACCCGTCCTTTGGTAGTGAGAAGATGTTCTTTGTGAATCAGTTGTAGCTTGTTCAGATAAACCAATATTTTGCATCTTATGTTTTGGTCTTAGTTCATTATTTTCTGGGTCAATTGAACATTTATAATCAACATTCGCAACATCACCAGTTTTATGACCAGAAAAATTATCTACAACAAATCCAGATTTGAAACGATTTAATCCACCAGCATCTGTCACTTCTAAGTCTTTAGCAGAACGCTCTAATAAATTAAGAGAGGTATAATATTCAACATGTTGCAATCTTCTCTCAATCTTACCAATGTCCTTCATTGTAAATCTTTGATGTCTCTCTCTTTCGATTTCAACATCTTTAGGTGAGAATGTGAAAGCGGGCAAGAACATGGTGGCCAAAAGCATATTTTGGTCACTAGCTAATGGTGGAACAGGAATTTCCGCTCCAACTCCTTCTTTCACTATAAATCTACCAGCTTGAGATAATTCCACGGTAACAAATTTTGGTAGGAAAAATTCAAAGTCACTTTGAACAAAAGAATCTGGTTTGGGTACATTTGAAATTGATGCCCCTGTTCCATCATACTGTCTTGAGAAAAAGTCAAATGAGTGACCAGTGATTTCATCTGTAGTTGAAAGTGTGGCTGATGCTCCTGCAATGTTTTCGACTCTAGGTCTAAAATCATAACAATCCGTTAGAGGAAATTCACCAGTTGGTGCAGGCGCATCAGGGTCAACCTTTGTTGCACTGTATACTGGAATATCTTCAAATGTCATTTGATCAGCAATATCACTATATGAATCAACAGTAAATACATCACCAGTGCCATGTTCAAAATAATCATATACGACCATCAATCTACCAGTTGGAGAAGAGACATTCTGTTTTCTAACAATTCTTGCAATATCGTAGAAGTTATCTCTTTGACCAGTATCAAGAATAAATCTGTTTGTTATATTTGTGCTTCCATCTGTAACTGTTGTTATGCTTGCAGATGCTCCAGATGACTGTCCTGTAATTGTATCAGATGTAGTAAAGTTGGTTGTGCTAGTCAGGACATATTCCATCGGACTTGAGATATCAATAATTCTACCTTCTGCTTTACTTGAGGAACCAATTATTCTCTCACCTCTAGTAAATGTTCCAGTGATGGTGCCGAGTGTTAGAGACGGCATTGTAACATCTGTGCTAGCTTCTTCCGAATCTAGAACCGCAACAAGTTTGAATACATCAGCCCTACCCAATGATATTGTTCTATCCGTAGGTCTGGTTCCAAATGCATCAGTGTCACCAGAACTAACTTTCAACTTTTTCATAAGTTGAACAGTTTTATTTTTCTGGTTAACACTTGTTCTAAGAATGGTTGCGATTAACTTTACCTTTGTTCCAGTTGGTAAATTAGTTGCATCAGTAATCGTAATGGCTGATGTGCCTGCTCCAGCGATAGTTGAAGACACTGACACAACATCGCCTTGTGATGCACCACCTCCAGAAGTAAGAACTGAAAGTGTATAATCCTTCTCAGCGTGTGCAGCAAAAGTTTCACCAGCACCAGCGTTAAATGTAACAGCATTACCAACAGTGGTTCCAACAAACTGTTTACGAATTGTGTACTGTGTATCAGACAATCCAGCATTTGTTGTGGTCAAATGAGTTTTAATAACTTTCTTTGGTGCCTTATAAACCAGAAGATTTTTCTCTGGTTGTTTAAGTTTTGCAGCAAACTTTCTTTCAACAGAAACATCATCCTCACCTTCCGTTATAAGAACGCCATCATTTCTAGATAGGCTTTCTTCTAGAAGAACTACTTCCAACTGTTGATCTGTTTCTGTAACAATGTCTGCTGTAAAATCTTGACCAGAATCATCATCGTCCATAAACACCTGTTTCACATCACCAAAAGAACGAACATCTATTTTTGTGATTGTCAAATCGGTATTACCACTGTCTTCTACAACATCATCAGTTTCAGCTGAATCAGATGTGGTTATTTTTTCTCCACTCTGAAATACTCCTGCAACTGAAGTCAAAAGAACCTTAGTCCCACTTGTGCCAGACGCAAAAACAAAACCAGTTGCGCCAGATGAAACACCTTTAACTTGTGTTCCACCATTAGAATGAACCGACAAAAGAGTTGGGCTAGGTGTTCCACTCAAAGTAAGTTCAACGAACATTTTAACATCGAATAAGAATAACTTATAAACAGAATCAGTGTTTGTTGAAGAGGCACCAACAGTTCCCGTACTATATTCTAACCCTCTTGCCCGAGCAACACCAATTTTAGTTCCACTTGCACTGCCTCTTGATGAGGTTGCAGTATCGAACAAATCAATCTGTTTAAACTGTGTAGTCTCGCCACTAATTTCTGTAATATCTGGGCTTCCGTAAATATTTCGTACATTAACAAAGTTTCCTAAACCAGCTGTTGTGATGCCAGCATTAATTGTATTGAAATCTCTAGATTTGTTAATATCTTTAATTGTAGGCGCATGTGCAGTAACTACTTTACCTTTAATATAAGCTTTACCAGTAGAAATTTTTAGTGCTAATAAATCTGTTGCAGCAGTATTACTATCGTCTGTTGTAGCACCAAGAGCAAATCTTCCTACATTTTCATTTATTGTTACGCTTTCAAACAATTCAAACTCAAATGGTTTGACAGTATAATCACCTGACTCATCAAAAGTTCTTCTTGCAAATGTTTTTTCTAACTCTGCATATTTGGTTACTTCAGATATCCCTCGTATAATGCCATCTTTAACATCCATCAATTGAATAAAGTTCTCGTCTGTTACAGAGCCACGAGCAAGTTTAGTGAGAGATAGGGAGATTTTAAGTCTATGAGCGCCCTTTGCTGCAAAGTTTGTTGAACCTGTAGAGTTGTCTAGTAGTGTGCCATCTTCCTCTGGAGTAACTAGACTCTCCGTGACACTAAACCCAACTAAAGAACTTGGTTCGTTAGAATAAGGGTCAATAATTAATGTTTCCTCTGAATTTTGAATAAAGTGTCCTCTGACATAGTAAACACCAGATTCAATTTTTGTCGCTTTTCCTTTTCTAGAAGCGGGACCAGTTGGACCTGCCAATTCTGCGGCAGTTGCTGTTGTAACATCTAATGGCGAAGTGAAGGTTGTGGCAGAAGCAACATCAGTAGAATAAGAGGTTGTATGAGTGATACCAGCATTTGCTGATATATTTTCTCCATCTGCAAAAATAGATGTTTCAAAATCACTGCCAGTCCCTTGATATGCAACATGAAGAAGTGGTTGTTCTGTTGATGTTCCGGCAGTAAATCCAACAACCTTTGCAGTAACACCAGTGGTAGCACCAGTGATTAGAACAGGTGTATCTGCATTAAAATATTGAGAGGGGTCAATAGATTCACCAGAAAAAGTCGATGTTAGTTTTAAAGTTGCAACATCAACAAGACTAATCTGGCCTGGTATGACCATTGCACCCTCTTGAAAGATATGGTTACCATGTCGTTCAATTTGATTTTGTAAAGTAGATTGTAATTGAGTTAGTTCCCTTGCTTGTATTGCAAAGCCGGGTCTAAACAGTGTTTTTACAAAATTATCTTCTTCATTGAAATCATCAAAGTAAGGGGCAACATTTAAATTTTTAGTTTCTGGCATGTTAGAATTCCACTATGATTTTAATATCTTCTGTTTGATCTGTAGCTCTTGATATCGGTCTTCGATTCTCTTTGTAAATTATATTCCCACTATCGAATGCAAGTTCTGGATTAGCATATCCATTTGTAAATGTGATAGTAGCAGCGTTAGCAAGAGTGACAGCACTATCTGCCGTAGAATCTGGAGTTGCAACCGCACTGGATGAGGCACCAGTTACAGCATTTGCACCACTGAAAGCAATGTAAGCACCTGTGCTAGAGTTTGTTCCAAAGTCTGCATGTCTCTCTTGTTGATAATATAGAATACCTAAAGATGCATCATACTCAACAACTTTACCAATTGCGTTAGTTGTTGCCTGTGTTATTTTTTCGTCAGCAGTGAATGTTCCACTTGCTGAACCTGTTCCACTTGTAGGAAACTTCAAAGCATATGTCTGTCTTGCAGTGCTTGCTGTTGCGACTGTTGATGTGCCAAAGTCTGTTGGGTCCACAACTAGGCCAACATTTCTAAAATCATTTGTAGCGGCAATGTCATCACCCTCTGCACCTGTAAGTGTAGTGTTTGTCATTACAAAATGAGCGCCCAATTCATTCACACCATTTGTACCATGACCACCCTTTGGGGATATAATAACATCAAACACTGGGTCAGTTGTTCCACCAATTGCAGAAGCAGAAGTTAATGCTGCATCAGAAAATGTGAAACCAGAAGCTATGTTTATCGTTCCATAAGTATACCCACTACCGGCAGCATGAACCCCAGAGGTTGTAGAAGAATTAGTTCCAAAGGATTGAACTTTACCACCAGATATTACAATTCTAGCAATGGCACCACTTGCTGTTCCTTGATTGGCACCATCACCATAAATTGCAGCATAATAAGTTCCATCTGTGCAACCAGCACCAAGATTTGTTACTTGAAAAGATTCAATTGCTCCATCAGTTGCAGCTGCGCTGACAGTGCTATCTGTAATTACTGGCATAAAATCTGTGGTTAGAAATTTGGTTGCATTAGAAGCAGAAATGGTATACATATATTTAAGAACATATCCACCAGTGGTGAATAGTGATGTGCTTTCTGAAGTAGGTTCAGAACCACTAAATGCAGCAGCGGCTGTATTTTCTCCAGCGGGAATATTACTAATTACTTTATAAACTCTATTTGCAGAAGTTCTAAAGTAAAAGGTAGAAGTGTAAAGAGAAGATGCACCGGAATCAGCTGTATTGAGAGAACTATAGTCATCCTTATACATATCAAATGAAGTGCCATTTGACCAATCTCGGCGTGGAATGACTTGAAGAACATCACCTGATGTGATTTTCTTTGCACCTAGCATCTGATCCCAAAAGTAAAATTCATCAGACACACTGTCTGGAGGAGTTGGAGGAGAAGTGTCAGATGCTCCAGTGCCATCATTTGCGCTAGAAAATGCCGTTGATTTTCCAATAAACAAATAATAAGTTGAGGCTGCCGCTTCAGTGAAAGATTCAACAAACTGCGAAGCATTGTGTAGTTTAAATTTTTCTGTGATGATTGCTACCATTTTCGGTTCCCATATCTTTTATTTATTTATAAGATGTTTCCTTATATTTATAAGTATTTTGATGCGATACAATTAGGTCCGAACTGTCCATCATCAAACCAATCAGATTTTTTCACGAATCCTGCATTCTTATAAGATTTCATCGCCGATTGCCTTGGAACAGTCCAAACCCAATTACCCCCATTATTTCTTGCGTATTCTAAGCATTGTATCAGTATCGACTTTGCCAATCCTCTTTTCCTATATTCTGGATTTACCCACAACCCTCTTGACCTATAATATGTAAATATCCCTGTATCAGTCACAAATACACTATTGACACATACTATACTGTTATTATCTTCTATTCCAAAGAATGTTGGATTAGCATTCTTAGCCATCTCTTTATCTTTACCTAGAAAGTCATCTGTCCATTTCCATGTCCACTCATTCGTTTTCGCAACTCCATTTTTCTTATTGGGCCACAAATATGTCTCCCATATAGGTTTTATATCTTCCCATCCTATTTCTTTCACCTCATACATGTATACTATAGTCCTCCCACAGATGTGGTTTATTGAGGGAATGAGTAAAGTGAACGAACTTTATATCTTCATGAAACTCTTCTCCAAGATAGATATATTCATTTCCTGTTATATCATTATATTTATTAGTCAACTCAATCTGCCATTTTGTCATGTTCTTTCCATAGTTTATACTTTCATCTGTCACCCATCTTGTAAACCATGCTTTTGGAAGCGTTATCAACTCAAGTTTTTCTTTCACTGAGTCTTCTACAAAATATTGTTCTCCATTCACTGGTCCTTTAGTAGTTCCATTCTTGATATAGTAATGTTGCCAATGATTAGGATCACTCATAAACTTATCGAAAATATATTTACAATCCTTTGGATAATATTTAAAGAACCCACCATTTATTTCATACCCACTCTTCTTTGTATCACGCCACCATCCCGGCATCGCAAGGAACTGGCCATGCTTCACCGGATAGTCAAAAACCTTTTCGTAATCATTCACCAAAAGAATATCAATGTCAATTACACAGATAGGCTCGTCAATATCCATCTGCATTCCCCACATCTTATTCCATTGTAAAACTACACCTGTATCATATGGTTCTCTTACCCAAATGAATTCGTGGTTGGGCAGTTTTCTTTCCAGATATGTTTCATACTCTGGCCCGTATTTGTCACCTATTCTAATTGCTAATATTTTCATTATCTATACACCCCACTATGTGTATTCTATCTTCCCATGATCCATTTAATGCCGTATGTTTTTGTGTAGTATCAATTTCGTAGTGTCTACCATCAGCAGGAAGATGCATAATTTCTTTGTTGACAATCAACCAGCAATTTTCATTTGTAATCACTGGTATGTGAATTCTTTTTACTGGGTCACTATGTATTGAATAACACACTTTTGGTTTTAAAACCAGCACTCTAGTTCTATACATATTCAATTCTTCTATTATAGAATTTATATAAGGTAAATTAAAATTTGGTTCAGTAAAATCTGTTTCTTTGTAGGGTTTTATATTGCTAATTGTACCACAACCAAAAAAAGGGTCAGGATTATCTGTTACACCCTGCAAACAAATCTGATCAAAAAACGGAGCTTTAAACTTTGGTAATAATTTTAACTCATCTTTGATTTTGTCTAAGTCTATGGGCATATTGTAATCTCTTTTACTCTATGAGGCTGTTCTAAAATCCAAAAGATAACATTACACGCATAATCTACAGACATTTTTTTATCATCAACACTCTCTACTCTTGGGGTATCAATATACCCAAACCTCACAATACAAGTATCCACACCTTGATAAAATAATTGCTCATTTGCTTTGTCTAATGCTGATTTTTCAACAGCATATATGTGAGGTTTTGTCTTGATTCCATCTGGTGAATTTGAACCTATGTTGATAATTTTTTTATTTAATTTTGCTGCCTCATATAATAGTTCTACTTGAGAAAAACCATCATGTTTACAATTTATGAATATGTCACATTCCTCTAGAGTATTTGCAATCCTTTGGAAGTAATATTCTTTCAAAGCTTCACCAAGACCTCTTCTTGTTCCTGTTATATAAAAACTATCCATTTGTAATTCTCACATTTTTCTTCAGTGGGTTTGTTCCTCTTAGATAATAATATTCTGTATGGGTTTCTAAAGTGTCGATGAGTCTGTTGAAACTATCAATCAATTCATCAAGTGTATAACAAGCATGACTAATATGATAACTGAATATATTACTGGTATCAAAAAACACCCTTTTATTTTTTATATGTTCAATTAGTTTTTTATAATCAGGTTGTATCATATCGACCAACCAATAATCTACATCGTAATTTTCATTCATTTTTTCTTGTAACATTCTAACTTCTTCAAAAGTCCCAAAAGTTTTTACTCTCTCTTTTCTCTCTTTGTTTTGGCTCTGCTGATCATCTGTGTTATGAACAAAAACAATGTTATATCCAGTACGCCATCTATGTTGTAAAATATTTTTATATTTAAATAATTCTTCCATACTCATATTCATATTAACTATTTTTTGTTTTATTTCTATATTCTCACTACAATAATCGTAAAATACTATTTTTCCGTCAAAGTCTAATTTTTCTGCAAATACTTCACCACTATATCCAGCTGTTGGTGTCATTATTAAATCAAACGGTTTGTTTGATAATGCTCCCATAGCTTCTGTATTTTCTGCATAAAATTTTTCACCCATTCTGGTAAAAAGAATATCAAAATATGAATTATTTTTATCTATATCTTCACGCCATCCCATTTTTTTAGAACTAATAATATTCCAGTTTTTATTTTGTATCTCTCTACGTTCAGCCATATGACCATATGCCCAAGCTTTATGTCTCCGTTCATCAACTGAGAAATTTGTGATGGTAGGAAGTTTGTGTGGAGTCAACCATGAAGGGGTATAGTCATCATGAAAATTATCATCTGCTCTTATAAAATTATCCCACTTTCCTCTTATATTTGGTTTACCCAACGACCTCCATTTTTTAAGATTGAGTTCTATGTGCTGGTGATGAATAAATGCTTTTTCGTTTGGTCTAGCAATGATGTGACCTCTACAGAATTGATCCGTCTTTGACCAATCATAAAAATTTTCAATGGCAGTTTTTCGACAAATCATATCAAATACCATACCCACAGAAACAATCATAGCGTGACTATATTTGTCACAAGTTTCTAATACATCACTTAATTCAGTTAGGTAACATATTTTTTGATTGTGACCAGTTCCGGCTCCAGTGATTCCACCAGAAGTTTGCAGTAGTGTTGTTTGTAATTGTTTCTCTGCTGCAAAATCCCAATGTAGAGTTACATAAGGATGAGCCTTCTTGTTTGGATACATGATAATAAAAACAAGGTGTTCAGTTTCTTTTTTAGGTTTTATCTTATCTGTGTGTTCCAACCAAAGACTTTTGAAATCTTCAAAGTTTTTCATAGTATGGCTCCCATTCTGGAAATACATCAGTCAAACACGTTCCTCTGTGCTTGTCTCTTAGTTGTATGTCTGTCATCATCTCTTTGTGTAGTTCTTCATCAAATGGCATTTCTTTTAGGTAGTTATATAGTTTTTGCCACTGTGTAAATTCTTTGTCTAAGAAATCACCATACTCAAAATATTTATCCATATACATTTCACGAATATCTAGCGGCACAGCTGTGACAGTGTATTGATTTCCATCACCCCAAACCAAACTACCAGATGCCCAACTCCACAGTGCATTCGATTTATAATCATCTCTTAATTGATATACACCATCAGCGATTTCTGGTAGATACCCTATGGTCAAGGCATTTACTGTAGATGCAAACATCACTGTTGTTCTTGGACAATCAGCAAATTTTCTTGCGTTCTCAAGTATCACTTCCCACTTAGAGGGAAATCTTATATAGTCATTTTTCTTTCCCCAAAATTCAATTGATACCGTCATTTGACATTTTTTAAAAAGTGGTATGTAATCAAATACATCTTTACCATCAAATTTAGGAGTAAGAGTGCCATTGGTTGTAATTCTCAATTCCATATTTTTACTTACATCCAAATCTACAGCAAGTTGCATTAAATCATAGTTTTCTTTTATCGCAAGTGTCTCACCACCTACAAGTTTTAATTCAACAAGATTTTTTAAAATGTCAGCGTATTCTTCAACATTATCTGTATCTTTTATTAATGCTGGCATATTTTTAAATTTGTCCATACCGTAAGCATCATGCAATCCAATATCCTTATTCTCTTTTGCTAAAGATGAGGAGTTGTATGGCCCACACATATTACATCTCAAATTACAAAAGTTACTGGGTGCAACATATTCTATAGTTAAAAGATTTGGTTCACTCATATCTGTGTTGATATATTTTTCTAGGGTTTCTAGGTGTTCATGGTATTCACCATTTTCATGAGTAAATTTTTCTAGATATATTTGTCTATGACTTTGACTTGAATGTTTTTCCTGTTCAACACAAACCTGACAGTATTTTTGTGTTAAAGGTCCACTTCCATTCAGAAACTCATTTCTAAAATTAACATACTCATCTTTGTTATGTAATTCTTTAGGATCAGTTGTTCTGTATTTTTGTTTAATTGATGTTTTAGGCCACTCTTTTAAAACACAACAAGGTTGCGGTGCAACGGTTCTATATACGAGTGTATTCATAAATGGTTGAGGACAAAACCACTCCAAGTCTTCTATTTTAGTCATCTTCCTATTACCATAAACCTAGTCATACCGTTAGGTAAAAGCTTCTCTCCTGCATATAATATATCTACCAGATTTGCTTGGTCAGCCAATTCGTCAGCGTCATCAACACAATTGATGTGGTCATCATATTGAGTATCGTTTGATGATTGTAGAATATACAATGCATTATCATCTACACCAGTATTTTTTAATTCTCTAAACTTAGACATAGGATACATATGTTCACAGGAGCAATTGATGACTGTATCAAAGATAGGAGATGAAAGCGAAATTAAATTACCAAACATAACATTTTTTATTGATACCTTATATTTGTCCTCTTTTTTATATCTTGTATTAAATTTGTATGCGAGACTTTTTACATCTCTATCCATCTCAAAATTTTCTATCCATTCAATAGATTCAAAATTATCATAGAGTAGGGGAACAATATATTGAGCAAACCATCCTGCCAATAAAGATATATTTACAGGTTTCACATTTAGATTTGACAACTCTTCAACTAACCACATCTTACTAACCAGCTGAGATTCATTCATAGAATCTAAAACTCTTTTTCTCAAATATCCCTCTGAAGAATTGATTGCATTCTTCCAATCTCTTGCCACCTCTGGTGTATATTTTAGGTATTCCATAATGATTTTAATTCCTCAGTATCGTTATCTTCACCACTGTTATTGAATAAACAAATCTTACAATCCTCTCTTTTTTTCTTTGGCTCCATATCATCTGGAAAAACATTCCCTTTATACCAAGAATAAATATCACCTTTTGGGAAAACATTTAGAAATGATTTATCAGGCCTGTCAACATCACTTCGTGTTTCTTCATGCATATTATACCAAAAATGATTTAGGTAGTTGTCAATAGTAGGATAAGTAAAAAATATAACATCCAAATTATCATTGATATGT